GACGAATCCCGTCCGGTACGTTATACTTCTGATGTTCGTTTGATTCTTCATAATAAGGATTTGGCCTCTCGTGCTGGAGTTTCTGTTGCTTCCAAATTTGGTCAAAGTAAACAATCTGCATTTGAGTCAACACGGAAGGCGCAGACTTCCAAAGAAGACGCAACGGAACAGCATAGAAATCAAAGTATTCACGCAAACGGGTGTAAGCAGAAGTTTCAACGGGCTGAGTACGAGTAAAATACTCAATGTTAAACTTGTACTTATCACCAGGCATCGAAATATCCCAGTAGACAGGGAGAAGCTCACCAACTTTTGCAGTAAATGCATTTTTACGTCCAATATCAAATCCAGAACGGTGAGGATGATTTTGAAGATCGGACATTCCAGTGTAAGAAGCCATAAAAAAACATTTTAAAATTAAACATTATCAGTCATGATAAGAAAAAATACCAAACGAATCATTAACCTTCTTGTGTTTGATCTTATCCCTACATTTCATCAATGCAGCGGCAACCAAACGACGAACAAGAGGCAATTCATGGTAAGGCTTTTCCTTATCGCGAACAGTTCTATTATAACGGAAGGAATAATTACGAAGTTCAAAATCGACCAAATCCTTATCATCCGAATCTTCCAAAGTCTGATAAAAGTCTACGAGACGGTTGTAATCGTAACGATTCCAAAAATCAACTATTTTCTCGGAGATTATTCGTAAGAATCTTTCCCGGCAGAAGAGGTCTCCTCCAGGAGTGCCGCTGGACCAGAAGAGTTCTGAACATCCATCTGTTGAATATGTTCGAATAAACTTCGAAATTCCGAGAAAAAAGCGGTATAAGCGGGAGAGACGATGAGCAGCTTCCAAATCAGCACCATCGTACAAACGACATTCAGTAAGAATGAGAATATCACTATGCGGTAAATTCGCCTGAGGAGAGAGGAAATTCCTATATTCATTTGATTTTCCATAATTATCTACATAATTTAAATACTGCTTACAAAAAGACAAAATACTTTGCTTGGAACTTTCGCCAAACGGATCACATCCTATATCAGCGCATCCGCTACGAATGACTCGTTCGGGCGCTGTGAACGCAGCAGAAAGTAACTGGTAAATACTCGATGGAGATTTACGAATAGCGTCCGAAAATCGGGGGAATAGTCGAAGGAGATACGGCCATGTAGGCTTAATTGTGCAAAAATCGTCACCGCGCGCAACGCGGACTCCATCAAGGCACTTATCGGTAACTGCGTCAATTTCGGCAATTCGTACCTTTCGAGGAAAGAGATTTGATTCTGTAAATCCAATGGAATGGAAGGATTTAGGTCGCACCACTTTTGGCATCTGAACATAAAAGTCGGGTAAAGCGACAAAACTGTTAATATACGACGCAACATACGATGCTGCGAATCCTCTCGACAATGACGCATCACAACGACCGTAAGACCAAGCCTTAGATACATTTTCAAGAACAGTTTGCGAGAATCGTTCGGAATCGGAAAACAATAACAAATGCCAATGCGGGCGGAAACTGGTAGGGCCGTACTCTGATACAGCGTAGTAACGTAATTTTTCATCTGGGTAATAACTTCTTAGGCGTTTTAAAAACAAGTCAAGATCTCGATTGCAAACATAAGGAATCCTATAAGGAACATGATGCTTAATCTTACCAAGAATAGATAATAAGTCCTTAGGTTTCATAGGATAAGTGAATTTAACTTCGGGATCTTTAAAGACACGCTCGACAGAAGAGTTTTTCAACCTAACAGAAGCGGAGCGAGGAACGCTACAAAAACCAAACAAATAAGTGTTAGGGTCACCAGCGTCCAGGTCATCAATATTGGGAACACAGGACACATCCGCAATATCATCCGTACAAGTTTCAACAACCGAAACCTGCAACGTAGGTAAAAACTGTGGAGCATAAGTAAGCGTAACAAAATAAACATAACGGAATTGAGAAGAATAAGTAGTAAGCAGGTTAGTCTGAATGCTAGAACGACGAAGAACACAAGACGGACAAGAACCGCAAGAAACGAGAACGGACTCCTGGGTGTACTTATTAACAACCGTACGAGGATTCTGACAACGAGTTATCAACTTATTCTGTAATTTCTCAGTAATCATTTTCTATCAGTAAAATTAAGTTCCATCTGACGGGGCTTGCGACCACGGGCAAAGGAAACATGAACAAATGTGCGATATTTTATAAGCTGGTCAAATTTAAAGGGAGAACCCTTAATCATTGAAAGAAACCCATCGACCGAAAGGTCGACAGGTTTAAGGTCAACAGCGTCTCCGGTCAAATGCTGGGAATTCCTAGAACCATTACAAGCATCATTCTGTGCTACAGTACGCAGAGCAGAAGTAACAGTAAAATGAATGTTCCTACGAAGCAGCCATTCAATAAAATTAATTAATTCCGGATTCATGACTTACGAAAAAATTTCAGAAATAGACGTAAGGAGACTGACAGCAGCTGCAATAATTGCAGCCCAAATTTTAGATTTAGTTTCACTCTTCATCATAAATTGCTTTAAAGGTTGAACATTGAGAAAAAATAAGCACGCAATCAGGACGAAGAAGCGAAGAAACAAATTCAGAAACTTCGTCAGCAGAAACAAGAAAAGTTTCATTCTGATTGGGATTCGTCTTTGATTGAACGGAGCACAAATAATACTTTTTCATAAACTTAAAAATTTAAATTAAACATTGATTTTAAAAACAGAACAAAGATATAAGTAAATACTTGAAGAAAACAAATATCAACGCAAAATATTAACATTAATAAACAATAAGCTATATGGGTGGCAGGCTGGTCTGTGAGTTTGCGTATATAAGACAAGAGAGGGACTGAAAGCGATGAGGTAAATCGCTTTCCCTTCGGGCAAACTCATGTAGGCTTCGCAAAAAACAATAATTAATTAAATTTATTAAACGGCTGCTCACAGAAACATTCATTTTTAAGGGGTATAGCAGCGACGGCAGAGAGCAGCTCTCCGGGAGATTGCCTACGCGTTGCAGACATCAAGCTTAAATGAAGGCAGTACTATAGCCTGACGGCTCTGATTCCAGTCGACGGAGTCTCCCGGAATTCAGGGGGTGTATAACCACGCTGCGCGCGGTTGCCGGAAGTTACTCCAAAAAACAAAACCCGGCGCGTATCGAGTACGGCCGGGCAAATGTTGAAAAGAATATACTAGCGTCAATAACTATAATTATAATTATAGCCAGTATCAGAAACCAGCATGAGGCAAGAAGTTTCCTATAGTGTTACCAATACTAGTTCCATATCCGATCCATTTATCAGTATCATAATACTGATACCTTTTCTTTTCATTTCTAGCACGATACCATTTTTCAATATTGTTGCTCCGGGCATTATCCCGAGAAATACCAAGACGGAGCTCTTCATTATGAAAAGCGGCGGCAGATTCGTTAGCAGCAATATTGGCGGCAATCTGAGACACAGCAATAGCAGAGGCAACCTTATTAGAAATATTCTGACCACGAGCACGAGCAGCTGCCAAAGCTTCCTCAGCCAAAGCCTTTTTAGCTTCAGCATAAGAAAGGTAGCCAGCGGACATGCGCTGGTAGTAATCCGCAGCCTTAACATTCAAATCAAGCTGCTGCTGCTGGTCAAGATACTTATTCATAATACCTTTAGCCTCATTATCAAGAAGCATACCAGAACGCTGGGCACGCATGATAAGACCAGTCATTGCCATGTTATCAACTTCCTGCCGTTCCTTGGCATAACCAAGCTGAGCACGAGCCAATCCGGTAGACTTCAAATAACTACGAGTCTCATCAGTAAGCTTGCCCCAATCAATATTGGAAAGAGTTTCCATTGCCTTAGCATCAGCCAGCTGCCTAGCACCTTGCAATTGAGACTTTTCAGACTGCATAAGCTCATACTGGAAGATATTGCCAATAGAAGAACCTATGCCTGAATAATCGGCCTGGAAAGGCTGCATGACAGCAGAACCGGCAGAAGAAGCAGCTGCTCCATTACCGGCTGACTGAGCGGCTCCAGCTGAACCTCCGTTCATCATCAGATAAGGATTCAAACCAGCCTCTTCGAGACGCTGACGTTGGGCGGAAGCAGTGTTATAAGCGTTCTCCTTATTCCACATATTCTCCTGCCAATTACGCTGCTGTATCGCCATACGCTCGTTGAACTGGTTATTCATCTGATTTATCTTATAGTTCATCTGGTTGGTCTCCCGGACATTCTGCCTATTTTGTGCATTCTGCATAGAGGAAGCACCAATGCCGAGAAGACCACCAGCGATTGAACCAAGAAGACCCATTATTCAGAGGGAGCAGACTCGGCGGAAGCAGCTGCCGCCTTTTCTGCTTCTTGTTTAGCAGTTTCAGCTTCAATCAAATCCTGGGCCTGGGTCTCAAGATGTTCAGCATAAGCCGACAATTCCTTAGACCAGGCAATAATCTCAGAAGGAGACTGGATATGCCGGGAGCGAACCGTTGACAGAAGGTCATCATCAGACATCTTATCCATAATCTGTTGAATCCGGGAAGCAGATTGTCTGCCTTGACCAAACTTGGAAGCAACAGCAAGACCGGCACGGGAAGCCAGATCCTTAGTATGAAGAATCAAACGGACATCAGAGGTATAACGAACCGGACGAGTTTCATCAGTATCATCAACCTCTACACGAAGCTCTTCAGTACAATCAAACTCAGGAGCAACAGCAAAAGCATCCGGGACAACATTGGGAACAAGTCCAGAACCTTGTTCCAGACTTTCCAAAGAATTGAATTTTCCTATCATAATCAAATCAAATTTTAATAAGGTACACCATCACGAGACAAGTTACGGGCAACATAGCAGCCGATATAAGAATTGACCAACAATTGGTCAGTATCCCAAGTAGAATCAACAGAAACACCAAAAATAGGGTCGAGAACAGCAGGATTGACCTTGAAGAACTTATAATTCAAGACGACATGAGTATTCTCGTTAACAGCACCTTCACTATAACCAAAGCCAAACCATCCGGAAAGAAGAGATTCGGTAACAGGAGAAACCCAAGATTTAAGGGTAGTAGTAAACGCACCGTTAATGACATCAAGTTTGGTCTTCCAATTGAAATAACGGGGATTATAACCTGCATTGAACAAATTGACAATAGAGGCTTTAGGAGAATTGAAAATCTGTGTCATAGGAAGAACTTCCATACCAATATTATCAAACTCAGGGATCGGAAGGGACTCGGCATCGGTAACAAGCAGCTGCCCATCCTGACCAGTAAGTGTGTAGTCAAGCAAAGGAACGGCATGATAAACACACATAACGACACAATGCTCATCGGTAGTATAAGTAAACGAACCATTACCAGCACCGACACCCTTTCCAGCAATAACGGCGGTATCACCTTCGGTGGCAAGGTTATTATTCACAACCTCACTGATATCAAGGTTGCGGGAAATACCACCGATATAAGTACACATATTGGAAAGAGCCTGGGGAAGATTCACACCGAAGTGTTTGCGAATCTGCTCGCGATAATCGGAATCACCAGACTGACTGATTTCCTTCCAACGTTGAAGTGCTTCAGCCTGACGAAGAGCAAGAACCGTAAACTGAGACTGCAAAGTAGAAAAATCAGCGCGAAGCGTAGAACCGACAGGTAACGTGTTGGTAGAAGAAGCCTCTTTAGCAAAAAGAGGAACAGGAGCCGCACCAGAGGACACAACAGAAGCGATCTGAAGAGAACTCCACTTATCACCACTACCAATAGAAACCTTGCCGTTGCCATCAGTATCCACATCAATTACAGCAACATCACCAAACTGGGAATTCGGGAGAACACCCATCAGCATATCCTTGTTCCAGTTACAATATTTGAGATCAAACATCGTATCGGAATTCCAATAATCAGAAGAAGGTACAGGAAGGACATCAACTATAGAAGGAGCAAGTCCCGAGAAATAATCAACATTATAAGAAGAAGGATTAGCATTTTCCCATTGAGACCAACGGAAAAAATCCTGATATATCTTCTGATAAGCAAGAACAGGGAAAAGATTAACATAATTATTCTGAATATACTGCTGAGTATAAGAAGAAGAAGTTTCATTCTTTAAAGACGTAGACCACCAACGACTGCCAGAAGAAGGAGCAGAACCCAGGAAATTGCCGTAACCAAGATAAGACAAAAGCTTGTAAGACAAATCCGAACGATTCAGACCAAACATATTCTTTAAAGAACCAGAATCCTTAGGCGCCCAACTGCCTTTATTCAAAGAATATAAGACAGTACCCAAAAGAGAGAGTGAAATCGAAGGTAAATAAGTACCAAGAGCCAAATTCTGCGTCAAAGACAAAGCCTGAATCTGATTGATATCCTGCATCTGAGTCAAAACGGAAGGTGCGGACTTCCAAAGAAGACGCAAGGGAACAGCATAAAAATCAAAGTACTCACGCAAACGGGTATAAGCAGAGGTTTCAACGGGCTGAGTACGGGTAAAATACTCAACGTTGAACTTGTACTTATCTCCGGGCATAGAAATATCCCAGTAGACGGGAAGAAGCTCACCAACTTTCGCGGTAAACGCGTTTTTACGTCCAATATCAAATCCAGAACGGTGAGGCCTATTCTGAAGATTGGACATTCCAGTGTAAGAAGCCATAAAAAAAATTAATTAGTTAAACATATTAATCCTGATAAGAATAGATACCAGACAAATCATTCAACCTCTTATGCTTAACCTTATCTCTACATTTCATCAATGCAACAGCAGCCAAGCGACGAACAAGAGGAAGAGTATTATACTCTGGTTCAGCTTTCTTACCAAAGTCAATTTTATTATAACGAAAGGAATAGTTACGAAGTTCAAAATCAACCAAATCCTTATCATTAGAATCCTCAAGAGTCTGATAAAAATCGACCAAACGATTATAATCGTAACGATTCCAAAAAGAAACTATTGATTCCGAGAGGATTCGAAAAGTTCGGTCTCTACACGCAAAGCAGCCGGCATATCGTTCGGATTCTGGATAGAAGTTTGCTCCGAGTTCATCATAATATGTCCGAAAGAATTTAGACATCGAGAGAAAGAATCGATAGCAGCGGGATAAGCGAAAATTCGGGTCCAAATTAACACCATCATACAGAC